GAGCACCTGTAGCCGCATACCCTGTTTGAGTATGTGAACTTGAGCCTAAGTATTTAACTGTAATTTCATCTCCAGTTAGAAGATCTGACCCGTGAGCCGCAAATTCTACTGTGGTTGATATTAAGTCGCCAACCTCGATTGTCGGTATCGACAACTGAGCTTTTGGCATGTTAAATTCGACACCTGGTGCGGAGAAATCTCCACTATCCATAGCGTCACCATCTGATCCAACAGTACCGGCTACACCCATGAATAAACGCATGTCAAAAACGTTTGTTACAAGGTCAGTTGCACCCGCTAAGTCTGTTAGTAATTGGTTTGAACCATTTGATTTGGTATCTAGATACATGGTCACTGAACCACTAATTAATCTAGCACCTGTGAAAGAACCGATCGGTTTATCCACAACACCAATTGTTTCTGGTGTTACATAAGTAACGTTGTTCGCAAAGGTTAGAGAACCACCTGTGATGTTAATATCATAAGTTCTGTCATCTAATCCATTTGAAGCAGCTCCGCCACCTTGTGCATCAGCGTCTAGATATAAAGTTGAGAGTTTGTTTCTCAAGTAATCTGCGTCTGATGGACCAGTAGTATCGACAAAGTTATACGTTTCAGTATAAGTATCTGTAGTACCACTTGTTGGTGTCGCTTCTGAAGTAGTCTGAATGATATACTTAGAAGGGTCTTCTATTGCTTCTTCTACTTGGTCAATTGTTGTTGCGTTTCCAGACCAAGTTATTGATGCTATACCGTCAATTGAAAAATCAACTTCGGCTTGGTTAATTTGAGCATCGTTTAACCTGTATGTTGTATTTTCTAGTGCGAAATATAAACTAAGTTTCATAAGTTCGTGAACATCTGATTGTCCAAATGTTACTTGAGAACCATTTTGAGCAGTAGTACCTACAACTACACCTTTTCCTGACCCAGAAGAGTCGGAAGGTAAAGCTGTTCCTGATAAAGCCGCCCATAATATGTTTTCTACACAGTCGTGATCGTCTGCAGTTCTAAAAGAGGCTGCTCCGTGAACAAATGGTCGTACATATGTTCCGAAAGACCATTCTGCAGGTGGTAAAGAATCATTGAATCTTTTTGAACCCCTGTTTGGTGCTGCACCTGCTTCTGATATTGTTACATCACTTGAATCTGAACCTTGTGAAAAACTATATCCGTCTAGTACACCCACTCTGAATGTATTAGCATCTACTTCGTTTCCTTTGAAAGTTCCTGTTCCAGCTCTTCCGCCATCAGCAGTTGTTGTTCCTGCGATAGAATCGACTGTTACAACTAAGCCTGAGGCACCAGAATTATTAGTACCAGCATAGTTTTCTACGGCTGTTTCGGTTGCTGTTTCGTCTACTGCGAATGCGCTACCTCTAAAGTTATTTGGAACATAGATACTTGCTACTGGGCCAGTTGAACCGCCACCAGTAATAGATGCTACGATACACTTAAAGTTAACACCACTACCACTAGTTGTTCCTAATGTTACGATGTCACCTACAGCATAGCCTGTTCCAGCAGTAGTTACGTGGCAAGTTTTCACTCCGCCAGTTGCACCCACTCCATTTACAGAGCTTACAAATACTTTAGTATTTCTTGATAGATTTAAAGCCATTGCTTTCTCCTATTATTTTCTTTGAAAGTACTTCGCTAGATATTTATCAGCGCTCGTAATTTCTATTAATACCTACACAATACAGTCAATTCGCCAATTCCGAGAGGAATTAAAACCCCTTCATCTGTTGACATAGACTCTAATGTTAAGGAAGTCGTTGTTAAGTTTGGACTTACAGTATCATCGTAAGTCAAAACATCATTACTGTCTATTACTCTTTCAATGTCTTCCATTAAAAGTGCTAAGACCTCTTGAGGGTCCTCTTGGTCTTCGACATAAACTCTTATATCTAAACTAAGGAACCTCCATTTAAACTCATTTGGTTGGTACTCTCTAGTCTCATCTCCAGGAACTACACAAACTTTTGGAAATTCCTGTATTTGATCTAAAAATACCATTCCCGAATGGGCATTATTAAATACGTTTGAATTGTATGGATAATTACCATCAATTTCTTTAATTTGTTCCACCAATGCATCACAAATTTTCTTTCTAGCTGTTCTATATGTTGATGCCATTATATTCTCCTAAGGCTAACTAGTTTTTGTGCGGTATACTGCATTGCCAAATTCCTTATACTTTTTGTTATAAGAGGTTTTGGATTATACCCAACAGGCCATTTTCTTGAACCTGTATTTTCAAAAGTTTCATATGGAGAAAGTTGATAACTATACTCTCCAGATAATCCTTTTGCTGTTGGTCTTAAGCTTTCTAATTCTACACTATTTGAAAATCTGCCAGTCTGATTTCGTAATGCTGGCCTTCCCATATTTCTTCTAACCTCTGCAGGTAGTCTTTTATTTATTATTTTTTCTAGTTTTGTTAATTCTGCGAGATCTGTTCCCCCAGCCTCTCTTCTTTTTTCTTTTTTAACTGCGTAAGGCTTGTTAAGAGTAGCCATTAGTCTTTTTTGTTTTTGTCTAGCTTTTCGTAACTTGGCTGCTGTTTGAGTTTTCTTTACTGCACCTGTTATCTTTGAAGTCTTGAGTTTACCTGGTTTTGATGGCTTCTTTTTAACTGGTTTGTATTTCTTACCCATTGCTATTTTAGCAACCTGATCATGTATCTCCTCTTCTTGACTCTTTGACCACTTAACTTTAGTAAAATCAATCTTATTTAAAAATTGCGTTTTTACTCTCTTATTTATAGCGGCTTTATTACCTGGTGTTGTAAACCCTGCCTTATCGGCTGCATTTCTAGCAATTCCTGATAAGCTTCCCTCTATATGACCCAGCCAGTTATTAAAGCTTTTACTAACCACTCTGCCTTTTACGACTGAACCCTCTTTCATAACGTCAGTTATATTATCACACATAGCCAACATATCGACTTCGGTCATATCTGCAACTGCATTTACATCTTCTGCTAATTGCTCGAATACATTATCATATGATTTGTCCCTTTGTCCTGCCTTAGGGGGTTCTTTTATAGGTAGCCTATTTACTCCTTGTAAACCTATTACTACTGCTCCTACTTCTTTTTTTAATTGTCTTAATTGTCCTACTGTTTTTACTATCGGCTCAATATCTAAATGCACTGTATCTTTGTTAATAGTGACGAGCTTTGTTCGTGCTCCCATTCTATTGCTAGCTTTATTTAGTCGTTCATTATCATCATCTCTATGCTTGCCTTCCACGAATATTGTTTCATCAATCATCTTTATCCAAGTTGCAAGAGTCTTATAAAGATTAGCTGCATTAACTAAGCTTGGTTGGAAGTCTGTATGATCAAAAGCAGCAGCTGCCATAGAACCCTTTCCGAAAACTTTTTCTAACTCATCTTTTAGGGTCGCATAGTTCTTACCTTTCTTTTGTTTCCATTCATCAGTCCTTGTAATCACCTTTAAGAGGCCCCAATTTATTTTGTCAATCGTTCTGACTGAATCGTCCCAAGTTTTTAACAATTCATCAAAATTGCTAACTGCATGTTGTTTCTTATTCATTGCCTCTCTGATAGGTCTATTGTTTGTTACGAATACCTCATTCAGAGTATTGATCATCTCTATTAGGCCTTCTGCAGTCCCACCGCCGGCCCCAAAGCCAGGCTGGTATGCTTTTATTACTTTGCCTTTATCAAGAGCCATTAGCTATAGATTTTATACATATCAAGTATGCGCTTGATATGATCTGGAAAACCTATATTACCTGTCAAACTAGAGGATAACGCGTTTTCTACCGTTGCTCCTGCTATAGTCATTCTTTCTTTTCTTTCGTCTTTTAAATAATATTTGACTAAATCAAATATTGCTAATTTTAAGTCTTCTGGAGTGCTGGTATAACCTGCGGTATATACTACTTTTACACTCTTACTTCCTTTTGGCCAGTACTTATTACCCGTAGAGTTAGTACGAGTAATACTATCAGAATCTGTATTTACAATATATTCATATTTACCACTACTGTCAGAATTTTCTGTGATTAGGGTGACATATGAGTCTGATTGTGAAGTACGTTCCTGTACTGAAGTTACTGTTATTACTGGAGACTCTTCCAGAATAATAGTATCGACTAAATCATCTTTAATAGTAAAGTATTCAGTCTTGGCGCTACTTGCATAATCAATGATAGTAGAACCACAATAATTTTTGACCAACTGACTAACATTATCAATGATTGCATTGATACGTGCATCGTTCTTAACGCTTTCTAACCCGTTAAAATCTTTATATTGTTGTAATGTTACTAAATCTGCCATAATTATTTAAAAAAATATTGGAGGGAGTCTATACCCCCTCCAAATATTCGCATTAGCTATTAACTAGCTTTGTACTGTAAGCTGTGAACTGAAGTTGCATTAGCAATCATGTCAGTAAACCCTAATCTCTGAGAAGCAACAAGTACTCGTCTCTGATTAGCTACTTCGTAGTCAGATTCGATTGTTACACCTCTTAATCTAGGCATTACATAGTTTTTAGTGTAAACTGCACAAGCATAGAACTTACTT